TTAGTAAATATTAGCAAGCTTGACTATTTCATAGACCGTGTTTTTAATGTTCATGTTCTCATAATAAACATTACCTAATTGATAGTTGTCAATGAACGTTTTGAAAACTCGTGATTTTTTCAAGCTGTGAATTAGCATTGTATTCGGTGTGTGGTCTGCTTTAGTTAAAGCATATGTATAACTATAATTTTCATCATAATCATATGAAACAAAAATTTTTCCTTGTTCCATATTCAGCCATACACCATAGGTTATTTCTTTATAAACAAACTTGAAATAAAATTGACAATTGCCGCTTTTCTTTTCAATGAATGTTTTGTTATCCCTTAAAAATTCATTTTCAATGGCATAGTTGCCGTACTCTGTGCCGCTGATTAATTTTCCAAAGCGTGTTTGTTTTTTCATTTCTATAAATTCTTTGTTTTGCACTAACTCTATTAATATATCATTTTTACACATTATAGTTTTACCATACGGTAATTTAATATTGAAGTATAAAAAATATGGGTTTGTTATTGTGATAGCATTTGAAAGAAAAAACACCTTGCAATTGTCACGGCTACGTGCTATTGTTTCATAACATTCAAGAAAATTGGTTACTTCGTCCGGCAAATAGTGATGTGTACCTTTATCAAGAATAAATTCATCAAATATTATTGTAGTAACAAGCGGAAACGCTGTTGATTTTTCAATTTTCGCAGTACTCAAAGGCATGGCAACGCCACATTCTTTGCCATTAATAAAAAACGTTTTACCCTCAACTTTAAATTCTGTTTCGGGAAATTCGGGCTTTATATCATCAAAGAATTTTTTAATCTTTTTTAATTCGTCCTTAAATCTGCGTATATACACAAATTGTTCACCGTATTTTAAAAAGCGTGTAATTACATACTTTTTACTGCCATAAGTTTTACCTGCGCCACGGTTTCCAACAATAAAATTAAATAGTGCATTATATGATAAACTTTTATTAATATCCCAATACATAAAATACCACCTTTCAAAATGTTCCACGTGGAACAAAAACAAAGGGTTTTAAACAGTCTGCAAACAACCCACCACGGCAAAATGTTTTTATTAGGTTCTCCACCTTGGTACAATAAAAACATCATTTACAATTAAACCATTTAAACCCTTTTATTTATTATAACACATAATATAGTTAATGTCAAGCTTTTTTCCCATTCATTGAAAATTCTGTCGGCTGTAATAATATACCCCCCTCAACTGTTTTAGGAATTAATTTACCTGTGTAAATCATACCTTGTTTAAAGTTTTCCCATGTGACTTGACTATAACAATTAGAGGGCATTCCGGCGCAAGTTATTTTTAACTTTGTTAAATAGTCCCCGTAGCCATTTACCATTAAATGCCCGTTATCAGTCAATATTTCATCTTCAATATATCGTTTTGCTTGTAAAAATCTTGCTCTTTCAAAACTGCTTTCATGTTTCCATTTTCCCAGTTGGCGGCTGTCTATGTCAATACAATTAGGATATTCAAAGCCGCTTAAATGTATACTATCTGTATCACTATATAAATAGCGGCTATGTCCTGTTTCTTTTATGCTTTCCTCATGTATTTTTTGACTTGCAGTTATTGTTGTATGCCTTGCCCATGCAGTTATAAATGTTCCTACTGGTATATACAAAGCTTTTCTAATGTCTTTGTTCGTGGTTCTTATTTTTCCGTTTTCATCTTTTAACGGGTTTCCCTTTTCGTCACAAAGTTCATATTCAATGTCGGAATATTTAACAGTTTGTGTTTCATCATCAAACCACGGATATTTAGAACCAACAAAAGGATTTAATGCAAATTTTCCATACAGATTATTTAATACAAGCTTTGCAATTGTTCGTTTACCTGTGTTTCCCTCTTTGTCTGCGGCTATCTTTTTAGCGTTCCATTTATCAACCCATTTTTTGAAAAGTTCCGTGGACGCTTTAAACATATAGCCGTCTATGTACTGTATATTAAATACGTCATAATGCTTGAAAAATAACTCTAAATCTACGCTTGTCAATGACATAGTTATATATTCATCACATTTTAATCTTTCATTATATGAAGATGTCAGATATTCAGTACTAACAAAAAACGGGTTATGTTTTAACTGTATCGTTGGAATATGGTTCTTTTTAAGTCTGAAAAAACATCTGAAATTTTGAATATATAGCGGATATTCTTCATTAGGTGTGTACTGTCCTTTAAATTCTACGGGTTGCCCGTAGGGTAAAGGCTTGAAAGCCATAACAGACGGGTAAAGGCTGTTAACATCAAAAACGATACCTTTGCCAATGTCTTTATTTTGGTTTTCGGGGTTTGCGAACGTGTACCCCCCTTTGTAACTCATTCTTATTTTGCTATCTGTTTCAAGACTTAATTCGGGAAAATATCTTTCAAAGTTTTTTCCCATGTCGTTTTTATAGTCAGCTAATGCACAACTTCCAATTGTCATTTTATTAAATCCCATTTTAAACATTTCATCTAATGCCATAGCCATTATTTGAACATCATTTTTTAAATACCCCCATTCTTCCGCAGTTACGGGGCAGGGATTATTGTGTCGGTCATAATCAATACAACCCTTTTTAATTGGTAAATCAAAGGCTTTTGCAACAGCGGCAACAGGCATATTTAATAGTTTTAAACTGTCGTAAATGGTTATTTTATCAACGTGTTTACCCTTTTTATTAAAATATATGTCAGTCCCGTAAAACTTTCCATCATCTGAAATTAAAGTTGTAAAGTCATTTTGACTACACAGCTTTTTATCTTTTTGCCATGTGAAATCATGCGTTAAAAGATAGTGCAAAATGTAGCTATCATCAAATTTTAAATTATGAAAATATAGTGTAGGGTTTCCAATACCCCGACAAGCTTTGAAAAAGTCTGCAATGTTTTCGCCCATAATAACATTATCGGGGTTTCCTATTTCACATAAGCCCCACGCCCAAACGGAAACAGGGGCTTTTGTTGTTGTTTCAAAGTCTGCCGTGTATAATTTACCCATTTGTCATATTTCCTAACACACTAATTGTTCTTTGTAGTTTGTAATCTTCTTTTAATAAGTCGTTATAATGAAAATCGTGGTCTACTTCTTCTATTCCCTCATAGTGAAGTTTTAACAACTTTTCTGCGCCCACTTTTTTGAACAGGTCTATTAAAATAGCGGCGTTAGTGTCTGAATACTTTCTTTGTACCGCTAATATAAGGGTTTCTAAATAGGCTTGTTCTTCTTTCTGAAATCGTGTATCACTTATTTTATCCTCTACATATTTAGAAAATTTTTTGAAATCATCAATTTTATTAAAATCAAAAACCATGTCATTTCTTTGCTTTTCTAATTCCATTCTACGGGCATTTTTAAATTCTTTCCCGTTAACATAAATAGGGGCATTATCAATGCGCTTTTGTTCTGCTCTGCGCTGTGCGTTAAGTCTGCGAACATTTTTCTTTGCTTGTTCTATTTCAAATAACGTTGCTTGTTCCCCTTTGTCATTTGTGATAACTTGCTCCATGCCACGCTTTGAAAAGCTTGAAAGTTTGTCAAGTGTCCTGTTTAAATCTTTTCTTGTTACAATGTCCGCTTTCAAGTCTTTTACTTTGACTTTTTCGGGCAATATTCCATTTAATGCAGGATTTTTCTTTAATTGGTAATCAATTTTGGCATTAAAATTTTTTGCCAATCTTGCTAATTCTTTTTGGTCGGTTTCTCCCCAACGAATTTTATGATATTTTGGCATTTATAATTTTCACCGTCCTTTAAAATCAAAAAGCCCCTTTGTTCAATCTGCTTATATAATACGCAGTCAGCAAGAAAATTGAACTCCACATAATAGTTAAACCTATTAGATAGACTTTCATTTATTTTGTTGCGGTTTTCGCCCTGTCGGTTTATGAAACAGTCTAAATGATACTTTGAAGAAAAAACAAACGTAGCTCCAGTATCTGTCGTGTACCGATAGGGGGAAATGTTTAGATTATATTCTACACCGCCCCGTGTCATTGTTTCACCCCTTTCAAAATGTTCCACGTGGAACATTGAAAAAATAAAGGGCGGCAACAGCCGCCCCATTGATTTTTAAACCGTTGCAACATTCAAAGTCAGCATTTTTCTTTCACCCTTTGTTATCTGCTTAACCATAAGGGGGACAGGCTTTTCCCAGTTCTGCGGTTCACCGTAAACGCCGAAAAGCTTTTTCAGCGCAGAAAATACGCCGATTGAAACACATTGGTAGCCCTGCTTTTTATCATCAATCAGCACAATACGGGGACAGGTCTGAACTTCACCTGTTTTTTCGTTCGTGCAGTTTACAACTTCAACAAAAACATCTTTTACATTTATTGTCTGATTGATACAGTCACCCAGTCTGAACGCCGGATTGTTCATTGCGTTAAAAAGTATTGCCTTTTCGTCTGCGGTCTGCGCAACCATTGAACAATACTGCGTTGTGCGGCTTGTTAAGTCAACAATAAAGTTGCTGTTATCATCCATTCTTTCAATAGCCGCTGTTTCCTGCGGCTGAACAGCAAGTGAAAACTCCTGCGCCTGTGTGTCCTGTGCCTGTGTCATTTCCTTTTTACTCATTTTTAATTACTCCTTTTCATTCAGTTACTTTTGTAGCGTGTTCGAGGAATTTTTCCCCTGTCATTGTGTACTTTTCAACAGTTTCCACAATGTTTTCAACAATAATAAGTTCTGATTTATCAAAACCCATTTTTTCCTTGACAATTTTAACAGCGTTCTTTTCTGTCACCGTGTCATATGTTTCAACCGCTTTAAGCGGCTGATTGACAATTTTTCCGTCAACCTTTGCAATGCGTACAGCATGAATTGTGTACTTTTTAAACTCTTTTGAAATACTTCTCATTTCTAAACTCTCCTATAACGTTAAATCGGGGGTGTTAACATCTGCATAGTCAAAGCCCGTTGCAATGACTTGTTCATATTCGTTGTTGTAGCCCCAGATTAAAAACTGTGTACATGACATTTTAATACAAACTAAATGTGTGATGTTTTTGTCATTATCTTCAACCCACATTGTCACCCTATTCGGGGACTGTTTAATTAAAGAGAAATTGACAATTTTCAACCCCAGTTTGTCAATGTAGTTTTTCAAGACTGAATAAGCCGTGTAGAATGTATTCATGTTCCTACTCCTTAAATTTAACCGATACATAAAAGCCGCCTAACGTCAACCCCGTTTCGTTGCTTTCAATGCACTTTACCATGTTGATATTTTCCACATTTGCAGTACTGGAAATTTTAGAAATTTCCGTCATAACTTCATTATAGGCGGCGTTGTATGTTTTATTAGTTGTATAACCGTTAAACATATGCAACCCCATTTGTGGAAAGTATCTTGCATTTACTACAATCAAATTTATCACCCCTTTCAATGTTCCACGTGGAACATTTTGAAAATTTCCGTTTCACCTTAAAACGGATAAAACCTGTTAGACAGCAAAAGACAATTGAATAAACCCAATATTTTTTATTTGCCCCGTGGGGCATGGTGTGCGGTTGTTAAAGGACAGCCGCCGAAAACCTTTATTCAAAATAAGTGTCACAGTCTGAAACAAGAAATTCATTGAATGTTGTATAGTCATTATCATGCAAATTGTTATTTTTGCTGTAAATTGCATTGTACTTTGTCAATGTGTTTTCTCTTGTTGCCTTTTTGGTAAGCTTATAAAGCTTTACATTAAATACTGTTTCATTGTTGCAGTTTTCAGACATCATAAAAGCCATAGCTTTTTCAACAGTTTTGAACATGACATATTTATCATAATTATTCCAGTCGGTTCTGTGGTCAATATATACCACATATTCAAGTGAATTTCTTTCTTTCATGTTCATTTTTTCGTAGCCGTATTTTCTCATAATAATTGTCCTTTCCGTGGTGTTTGTTTGTGTTTACCTTACATATACTATTATACCCGATAATGTGAAAAATGTCAACAGTTTTCTGTATTTTTTACAGTTTTTCGCCGTAAAAAATAACGCCGTTTTAATGCAAAAAATTGTATAAATTGCACAATAAATTATTGACTAAATAAAACCCCTGTGTTATAATAAAAAGGTAGAAAATACAAAGGCGGTGAAAAGTTGAAAAAATGGATTGACAAAATTCTAAACATTCGGGGCATAATGGCATTTATTCTGACCGTTACATTTGCGGTGCTTGCAATTCTGCGCATTGTTACCCCGTCTGAATTTATGACAATTTTCACGGCGGTAATTGTTTACTTTTTTGTAGACAATAAAAATAACAGAAAGGGTGGTAAAAATGAATAGCCCATACATGGGAAATTTTAAGGTGACACAGGAATACAAAGGCGCAACACATGACGGACTTGACCTTGTAGGACAGGACAGTAAAAACATACATAGCACTGTAAACGGCGTTGTTGAATTTGCAGGGTGGGAAAATCCGGCTAATCATTCGCAGGGTTTCGGGCAGTATGTTAAAATTGTGGATAGTGCCACGGGGTATGGTTTTTATTTTGGACACCTGTCAACTATCAAAGTTAAAGCAGGGGACAAAGTGAAAATAACTGACGTTATCGGCGTTGAGGGTTCGACAGGCAACAGCACGGGTTCTCACTGTCATTATTGCATACGCAAAAACGGAAAAGGAACTCACATTGACGTTTCGGCGTTTTCCGGAATCCCGAATAAAATCGGGGTTTATAATGACGGGTACACGGGCAGCAACGCAGGGACAACGACAGGGAAAAAAGTCGAGTTGAAAATTGACGGAAAAACCGTCTACACGGGAACAATTTAAAATGTTCCACGTGGAACAATCAAAAGGGAGTGTAAAGCATGACACGTGAAGAATTTAACAGCAAAGCAAGCGAACTGCTTGCAAATGTCGCAGACACAGGAAAAGTTTCAGAAATACTTGACGAACTGCGCACGGGTTTTAATGAAGAAGTCACCAAAGGTGAAACAGCCGCCGCCGCTGTTACAGACTTAACCGCCAAAAATGAAAACTTGCAGGCGGCTAACATGGCTTTATTTTTAAAGACTGGAGAAACAGCGGCAACAGGTGAAAACGAGGAAGAAAACGCAGAGGAAGAAAACAAGCTTGAATATGCTGACTTGTTTGACGAAAAAGGAGAGTTAAAGTAATGGCTACAACAGAAACAATGATTAATGTGTTAAACACAATAAGGGCAAATGCAAGCCCCAGTTATCAGGAAAGAGTACCACAGGCAACACAGGACAATATAACAGCCGTGGGAAATCCCCTGTTAGAATACAATGCAACTATGAATGAATTTTTAACAAGCCTTGTTAACAGAATCGGGCTTGTAATTGTCCGCAACAAAGAACTCAATAACCCGTTGTCAATTCTGAAACAGGGTGAAATGCCATTGGGAAAAGATATTGAAGAAATCTGGACGAATCCGGCAAAGGCTGAAACATTCAACCCCCAGTCAACAGACCTGTTGAAAAGAAAACTGCCGGACACAAAAACCATTTTTCACAGGCTTAACAGGCAGGATAAATACACGGTGTCAATCAGCAACCCCCAGTTGCGACAGGCGTTTACTTCATGGGAAAATCTTGAAAGCCTGTTAAACAGCATTGTTACAAGCCTTTACAGCGGTAACTATCTTGACGAATTTATTTTATGCAAAAATACACTTGCAAGCGCAATTGCAAACAACAAGTGTGTAAAGCAGACAATTTCTAATATTGTGGACGAATCCACAGCCAAAGCATTTATAACAACAGCAAGACTGTATCACAGAAATATCACTTTCCCGTCAAAGAATTATAACGCTTATTCTATCAGCGGCGGTGACGGTGAAGTAACAACATGGACACCTGCGGAAGATATTAGATTTATCATGCGTTCTGATATTGAAGCGTACACAGATGTTAATGTTCTTGCAAGTGCCTTTAATATGTCAAAGGCTGACTTTTTAGGGGCTACTCTTGTAGTAGATGATTTTGGAAGTGCGACAAATTGTGTTGCTATGATGTTTGATAAATCGTTTACACAGATATACGACAACTATCGAGAAATGACAGAGTTTTTCAACGGTGATACGCTGACTTGGAATTATTACTATCATGTATGGCAGACATACAGCGTGTCAACTCTTTGCAATGCAATTGCATTTGTCACAGGTGAATAATTTATGTTTACCCCTGCAACAGCGGTGTATTTATGCAATACACCGCTGAAAAGTGACAATAAAAATCAGCTAACATTCAGTAGCCGTTCTGAACAGTTTAATTACTTCAATAGTTTAGCGGTGCGCCGCTTTTCTGATTTTACATATCAGAGAAAAGATAGCATTATTCGTGTACCAATAAACGCAGAAGTACTATTTAATGACGGTGTTAATTATGTTATGTATGACAATAAAAATTTTTCAAGCCGTTGGATTTATGCCTACATAACTAAAATCGAATATGTTAACGCTAATGTTTCACACATACACATCAAAACAGACGTTTTTCAAACGTGGTTTTTGGAGTGTGAAGTTAAGCCCTCTTTTGTTATTCGGGAAACTGTTATTAATGACGAACTTTTCAGGCACACATTGCCCGAAAATCTGCCGACAGGTGAACAAGTAACAGTTGCAACAACAACTATTGCCGATAATCTTAACGCCCATAATGCGCAGGAATTTGATGAAAATTATTACTGCGTGATTATGACAAGCGAACCTGTTAAATGGCTATCTGCTACAATTCCGGCTGTTGATAGTTTTGTGGGCGGCGTTGCCAATCCCTGTTATATGTATGCAACCAGTCTATCAGATTTTTACGGGTTTATGGATAAAATAACCGAAAACGGACAGGTTAACGCCGTGGTTTGTTGTGTTGCTATCCCAAAATTTTTCGTAAATTTCCACGAATTAGACACAGGCGGCGGAACTGGGGGTGGCGGTGAAACTGGGGTTAATTATCTGGGTTCGCCGTATTCTGCAAGCTTTACTATAACGCAGACTTATAACCCCCCTATTCACTATGGTATTGATATGGTGGGCTTATCTGATAAAAACATTTATAGCCCCGTTGCCGGAACTGTTGTTGATAGTCGTTGGGAAAATGACAGCGACCATTCACAGGGTTACGGGCAATTAGTAAGAATACTTGACAGCGAAAGCGGATTGTATTTTATTTTCGGGCATTTATCAGAAAGAAGTGTTTCAGAGGGTGACACAGTAACCGCAGGGCAGAAGATAGGCGTTGAGGGTTCGACAGGTAACAGCACGGGTTCGCACTTACATTATCAAGTTTCAAGTGATTGGAATACTGGAACTGTAAACCCTGCTAACTATGGCACATTCCAAAATGTTGAGGGGGTGCAATAATGGCAATTGGTTATATAACAGATATTAATGCTGAATTTGCAAGGCTTGAAACAGAGGTAAACAAAAACTTGAAAACAATTGACGGGTACACACCTAAAAATAAAAAATGTTTTTGTTACCCTTATAATTATTTAACTTTAAATAATAACAGCGGTGTTAAGGTAGTATTAAAATATGAGTTATTCAACAACCCACAAAGCGCAACAGCAACTATAAAATATTACCCCGTTGTCGGTAATAACCCCGTTTTATTGTGTGTCCCTACTAACTACAAAGGGCAGGCAAAAAATTTTGATAATTCAGTACAGTTTGCAAACTTTCCCCCTTTGCCGTGGTCTTATGATGTTTTTAAAAATTGGGCGGCATTAAATAGCAATTCTATTGCTATGAGTTTTGCTCAAAAAGGTTTAAGTGTTGCAAGTGCGGCGGTAACTGGAAATTTAGGCGGCGTTATTGGCGGCGTAACTTCAACCGCCGCCGAACTTGCAAACATGGCAGACAAAGCACAACAGCCGGACGAAGTGAGAGGTACGCCACAGGGTAACGCCCTTTTATATTCCGGCGGTGCGGGAGTTTTTGCCCGTTGCGAATGTTGTAAATCTGAATACATTTCTAAAGTAGATGATTATTTCACACGGTACGGCTATTTAATTAATGAAGTAAAAAAGCCGCTTTTGCACAATCGAAAAAACTTTGATTATATTCAAACGGCTGATATTGATTTAGTGGGCGCAGTACCTGCGGAAGATTTAGAAGAACTTTGCAACATTTTTAATAATGGCGTTACACTATGGCATAACCCCGAAACATTCGGTGATTATGATGCAGATAACAGTACAATATAAAAATGTTCCACGTGGAACATTTTGAAAGGAGTGTGAAACATTGAAACATGATTATTCCCCAATGTTAAACCCTGTTAACAAAGGTTTTGATACAACAGCGGCATTAAATAACGCTACATATTTAGACTATTACAAAAGACTGCGTTTATTAGCGTTGTCTATGTTTGAATGGGAAAATCTTCCCGAAAGTATGAATGAACGCTTTCTTGAAAAGACACTCTATATGTACGGTTTAGCCTGTTTTTGTTATGATGATAATTTAGGGTGGTTAAGTCTGCGGTGTATTCCGTCCGCAGAGTTAAACGTATATGAAGAATCTTTAAAATATACGGCTTACTCTATAAACTATACCAAAACATTCGACAGGAATGATATTATATTAGTGCGGAATAATTTAGACCAACTTCCCACAGATATGACTATACAGCTTTTCGCCCGTAGACTTTACGAATGTGAAAGAACTATTGATGTTAATATAAAGGCACAAAAAACCCCTGTTTTAGTCAAGTGTACTGAAAAGCAACGGTTAACCCTTAAAAATGTCTACATGAATTATGACGGAAACAGCCCCGTTATTTTCGGGGATAAAGATTTAGACACAGACGGCTTTGAAGTACTACAAACGGGTGCGCCTTTTGTAGCGGATAAATTAGCGGAATATAAGCGCAATGTATGGAGTGAAATGTTGTCTTTTTTAGGTGTTAACAATGTAGCAACTGAAAAGGCTGAAAGACTTGTAACAGATGAAGTTAACGCAAATAATCAAATGGTACAGTTAGCGGCTGAAACTATGCTGTTAACAAGACAACAGGCGGCAAACGAATTTAACGAACTTTACGGCGGCAATATTAAAGTGAAGTTAAGAACATATGATGAAATGAAAGAACTGTTGAAACTGGAAACAGAAACAACAGAGGAAGAAACGGGGGCGGCAGATAGTGAGTAAATACACAACCGAACTGCGTTATTTAATTGAAAATGATTTTGATATTGGGCTGAAAAACTATCCTATTTTTGATGAAAATTATAGGGAGTTACTCAATCAAAAAATCATTAATCATTATTATTTTCGTGAAATCGGCATGGAAACCGCTGAACTGTTTAAAAGATATTTAAACACAACTATGAATGAAATCATGCCCTATTATAATCAGCTTTATAAATCGGAACTGTTGGAATTTAACCCGTTTTACAACGTAGATAAAACCATTGTGTCAGATAAAAATAACAACAGCGTTTCCGATTTTATAGGAAATACAACAGGCAAAAACCAACAGAAAGCAGACACCGAAAACACACAGACCAACAACGGCAAACAGCAAACAACAACCGCCGTCACATCTGTGGGCGAAAGTGTCGGCAACAGTAAAGGGAGTGGGAAAACAACAAATAAAAGTAAAAGGGTGTCAAGTGACACGCCGCAGGGGTTTTTATCAATCAATAGCATTGATAGCGAAACTTATGCAAGTGCGGCAGAAATGGCGAACGGCGAAACCGTAAATGAATTTACAGTGAACGACACGAAAGCCACTTCAAGCAATTCCGAAAACGGAACGACAGACCAAACGAACGTAGCCGAAACCAAAGCCAAAGGCAATACAACCAGTAATGCTACAACGGAAACGGACACGGCAAATAAAACAACTTCAAATGATTTTGAAAATTATGTTAGTCATGTTATAGGAAAGTCAGAGGGCGAAACTTACAGTGAAATGCTTTTAAAATTCCGTGACACTTTTCTAAACATTGATATGATGATAATTGACGAATTAAAAACTTGTTTTATGATGATTTATTAAGGAGTGTGGAAACATGAAAGAACCGTTTAACAGTCAAGCCCCCCACTTTATGACAAAAGTCAAAGCCTATTGTGCTAAAGTGTTACCGCTTGTTTTTGACAATTCTTTAAGCTACTATGAATTTTTGGGTAAAATGTGCCATAAACTTAATGAGTGCATAGACGCTCTTAATGCGCAGAATCTCAATATTATTGAGTTTACCCACATGGTACAGCTTGAAATTGAAAATTTTGAAAAGTACATTGAAAGCCGCATGACGGAATTTGAAAACGGACTGAAAACAGAGTGGGCGCAGTACAAAGAAGAAATAAACCAAGCTTTTAACGATTTCAAAACACAAATTGAAACAGAGTGGGCGGCAGAAAAGGCAATTAATGAAAAATTCAGAAATGACCTGTTAAATGAATTTAACGAACTGAAAGCGGATATAACCGCACAACAGGAACGCTTTGAAAATCAGATTAAAGCGGACTTTAACGCTTTTAAAGAAACTGTTAACGCAGAGATTGAACAGTTTGAACAGGCAACAAACACCGACTTGTCAGCATTTAAGAATACAATGCAGACACAGCAAAACGAATTTGAAACCCACATGGTTGAATTGTTCAACAATTTCAAGACCACAGAAAAACAGGCAAGAACCGACTTTGAAAGCAATTTCCAACAGCTTTTTGAACAGTGGAAAATTGATACACTGAACGCACTCAATGAGAGTATAAACGACTGGGAAACAGACACCAACGCCGCTTTGATGTCAGCAATTGAGGAAAAAATCGGCGGCTATGTTGCTACCTTTAATGCCCAACTTAACCAGTTAACACTTGACTTAAACGCAGAACGACAGGACAGAAGACAGCATGACGAATCTTTACAGAATCAAATAAACCAGTTAACACCGGAAGGCAGTATTAAAGCCGATACACCGGACAACGACGGCAATTCACAGCTTTACACAATCAACCCCGATACACAGGAGCGCACGAACATTTTCCCAACTGTGCAGGGTGACACCGGAACAGGAGTGAAAAAGCTTACAATGTACCCCGGCGCAAATAGCTATAACTATGTGGGTGTAAGTAGTTCTGGAACTGATTACTGTTATATTCATTTATCCAGTACAAACACGCCCGAAGGTGTTAATGATTTAGGAAACATTATCAAAATAAAGCTTGATGATATAAATGGCAGTAGCACAGAAATGAAAATGGCTAATTTCAGAGCCGGAACAACTTTATCTACAAAATTAATTGCAGACGGTGACTATACGAATACTTGCATTAATGCAATGCCGACACTTTCTATTTATGGCGTGTATAATGACGGTACACATATATACATATCATTCAAGCTAAAAATGGCTACCAGTTTAGCCGCAAGTGGAGCAGAAGAATTTTTCCTTTACTTTTCACTTTTATATTAAACCACAAC